TTTTGTAATAGCAAACTCATGGTAATTGAGTCGCTCGCGTATAGTCCGCTCTCCAGTCCTAGGATTATACTCTTCGCTTCCGCCTCCAGTTGCTAGCGTGTAGTCGGGCGCAAGGCCTAGCCATTCGCCCTGCCAACTTTCCGAGCGTGGGTAAAATGTGCCCCCGTTAAATAGCCATTTTGTAGAGTCAAAGTTAAGTGACTTAATAGCGCTCAAAGTTCCAGCGTCGTGCCATGTACCCTGCACAACTGGCACAAATTTATTATACATGCCACCAATACGACGGCCTAGAATTGTGCCTAGGTCCGCGCTTATTGCACTGGCATAACCGCTGAACCAGTTAGAACTTAAAACAAAAGTAGAGCCGTTATAAACAAAAATAGAGCCGAAGCCAAACGGGCCCTCGTCGTCATAGTATGCGGGCTCAAGTTCTATAAGTTGGCTGTTGCCACTAGCACCCGTTACGCTTACAGTCTGCTTGGTCGTGTGGGCAAAGTCGGGATTTTCAATAGAGCCATAAGGCTGCGCTGCTGTAATGGTACCCCAAAAGTTAATCTGGTTAGTAGTGTTGGCGGCCCAGTTGTTAGGCGCTACAAAGAAACCTTGCTCAGCCTCTATGTAATAGTCAACGAATAGACGCGTATACCCAGCAGGAACTTCTGGCATTACGAAGTCTAATACATGAGTATTCCAACTATTACGCGCGTTAGTAACTGTTAACTCTTGAGTCTGCCAAACGGGCGTAGCTACTGTATTATAAGCGTTTGTAATTGGGCTGTATTGTGAAATAGTGCCGCCAGAGTTTTTAACATAAATGCGGTAGTAAAAAAGGTAACGCTGGTAACGCTTGGCACTGCTTGCGCTTAATGCTACAAAAGAGTCGTCAAACCATTTGCAAAGCATGCGGACCCGTGTAGGCTTGCTGGCTTGTAGTGTCTTGTCAACTATTGACAACTCAATACTGTTATTGTCTGGCTCGGTCCTTAAAACAAATATAGCGTTTTGCCTCTCCTCTATAACATCCACGGCCCTAACTGGTGGCTGGTAAGTTAGTGTCGGCTTGGCTTCCCACTGTGGCCTTACATTAGCAGCAAGACTAACGGCGTGGGCTGTGCTGCCATTGCTTTGGTAGGTACCCGCAGCGTTGTAAATTCTAGTAGTTAAGTTAGTAGCGTTATAGGCGTCGTCTGGTAAAATCCAAAACGCCCCGCTTTCTAATGTAATGCGACTGCCGTAAATGCTTAGCACTTGCTCTATGGCCTGCTTGCAAGTTAGCAAGTCTATATTTGTGCCAGCCTCAAAGGGGTCCGTAGTGTCAATAAATTGCACATCCGCGAAGGGGTCAAAGCTATTGTAAAAACTAAGCAGATTAAATTTAGTATTTGCCAGTCCCTTATAACTTGCCTGCGCGGTGTCATACATTGTAACGCCGTCGCGTATATAGGTATTCTCGCCTAAGGCGGTCCAGTAGTCGTCTAGCCCGCAAAGTTCCAAAGACTTACGCACTATGTCCAAGCCCGTAGCTAATGAGTCAGTAAACCAGTCAGGACTTACAAAGAAACCCTCTAACAAGTTTAACGAGTCAACAGCCACCAAGTCAAACACTGGCGCCCCGTTAATGCTTTCGCGTAAGTAGTCGGCTTGGTCTGCAACCACTCGGCCCACATAGTAAAGCGCGTCTGCTCTATAAACGACAATAGCGTAGCGGTTCTCCTGACTGTTGGCAATAGCTATAAAAGCATTTCGCACCGTGTCGCTAGGCATTACCCAGTTAGTCGAAATTCTACTAGGCCTACAAAAGTTTTCGTAGTAGGTATTACCCTGACCTTGGCGCTCAATAGTAAAGCCGTCGCCTGCTAGGGTTAATTCTGTGGCGTCCTCTAGTTCTAGTAACTTTTCTAGTAAACAAGTTTCGCCCTCTTGGTAGCCTCCCGCTGCTGTTACTCTCGTAGCGTAGCGGCTTGCAAAGTTGTTAGCACTTGAGCCAGTGGCCCCGTCCCAGAGTTCTACTCTGTACTCTATATTTTCGATGCTCAAAAACGAGCCATAATACTTGCGTGCCATTAACCCCGTTTGCTGTCTTTATTATAACGCTCTAATACTATTGCCAAGTCTCGGCCTGCTATGGTAGTGCTTGCCACAAAGCCGCTGCTATTGTCTCCAGTTTTTAGCATGCCTTTAAGTTTGTCTAACGGTGCTATAACCTCTGGGTTATTCCTTGCGCCTGGGTATTCACCAACAAGACCCAACGTCGGGCCTCTAACAATACCACCTTCGGCGAATGCCGTAGCCTTCGGCCCTTTCTTAAGCATGCCGCTAATGACCGCAGAACCTGCAACCAATGCAACACCCGCAGCAGCTGCTAGCACTGGGTCTTTAATAAGCAACTCCTTAAACGCCTTAGAGGCGGTAGCGGTTGCAATAAGTGCAGAACCAAAGGCGCGCATAAATTGAGCAACAGAACCCAGCAAGGCTTTGCCAAAGTCGTCGAAACTATTTATTTGCCCGCTAAGAATGTCGCCAAGTGCTTGCCCAAAACTTTCTAGCCCTTGCACGCTTAAGTTATTAAAAGCCGCATTTACGCCCTCCATAGACTTAACCATGCGCTCCTCATATTCTATTTGGTTAATTTCCTGCTTTAATTGTTCACGCCTTTGCAGTCTAGTTTCTTCGCTCATTGCTTTGCTAGTAGACTGAATAGGACCGCTAATTGGCTGAGGCTTTGCCTTTGGTATAGCCCTAGCAATTCCTGCGCGGTCTAGGTCCAAATAACTTAGCGCTCTCTCCCTACCTTCTTTTGTTATTTTGGCTTGCTCGTCGTTAAACTTTTTTAACTTGGCTTTGCGCTTTTCGTATTCCTCGCCCTGCTTTTTAAGAACCTCGGCCGCATGCTCTTGCTGCTTTGTATTCTCCTCGGTTATATAATTTTCGCGCTCAATTTTTAAAACGGTTAACGCTGTTTTTGTGTCGTCAACTATTTTGCCCCAGTTTTCTTTATTGTTTTTGCCAAAGTTAGCACGGGCCTTTTTAAGCGTCTCGTTTAAAATTTGCTCATTCTTAGCAAATGCCCCTAACTTGTCGCCCTTGGCTTCTAGTATTTTAACTTCGTTTTGCTGCTTGGCTATGCTTTTGTCTATGGTATTATTTAAGTCTTTTAGCGCTTTGTCAGCAGGGAAAATAGCGTCCTTAAGTTTGTCAAAGTTTGCAACAAGCGCCCCAATTCCTGCAATTAATACGCCAATTCCTATACTCATTAAAGCAGTTCTAAAGGCTAATGTAGCGCCAGTGGCCCCAGCAGTTACGCTAGTATATACTCTATTGGCTAATGCAAGCACGCCCGTTTTTGTAGCGTTCTCGTCTAATAAAATTGCTTGTATAGCTTGCACTCCATTAACCAAGGCTATTGCCCCTTGGAGTTTAACCATGGTTTTTTGTAGGTCCTCGCTCTCTACGCCAGTTAAAGCTAGTGCCCCTTCTACTGCACCAAAGGCGCCAGCAACTGCCTGCACTCCACCAAGCACAGCGTCAATTCTACGCGTGTCACTTGCAAAGTATGACACCTCAGCGCGGGCGTCGCTTATGCTGTCCTTCATTTTACCCGCTGCCCTTATAATGTCGTTAGCAGTTTGGGCAAACTCTGGCCCCAAGGCCCTAGCCTGCATGGCCAAGTTGGTTAACTGTCTAACAGTTCCAGCCGTAGGGTTTTTGGTGCTTATGTCTTTTAACTTCTTTTCTATTTCGGTTGCAGCTTTTGCGGTCTCTGCACTCATTTTAGAGCCGCTTGCTTGGATGGCGCTAACAGCGTCCTGCAAACCTTTGCGCAGCTTCTCTATGTCTGCACCTATAACAATGTTTAACGACCTTGCCATTACCTTGTATAATTAATTATAAAGTCCTGAGAAACTTGGTAAACTCCAGCAAACCCTGCCTCGTCGTCGGTTAACTGTACCTCGCTGTCTAGTTCTATTGTTTGACATTTAACGCCGTTAAAAGTTGCTGGCAATGTAGCAGCCTCAAACGCTGCCCTTACTTGCTCAGCGACCGCCGTAGCGCTTGCGAATGTAGTGCCAAAAGAATTAACCTGCACCCGTGCGAAGTCTGTACGGCTATGGCTAGTATTCGTGGGGCTAGTAATTATGCTAACAAGGTTGTAACTTATTGCAGGAAAAGCAGACTCTTGCGGAATGCGCAAGGGGTTTAAGCGTGTACTAACTAGAGCAGTAAGCCCCGCGTAGTTGCTAAGAATGTTATAGGCTATTTTTATAGGGGCGCTCATGCTTTGGCGTCTGGGGTTAACTTGTCAAAGACATGCGAATATAACTTAACTGCCTCCTCTATACTAATATAGTCGCGCTCTTCCCAAGGAAAAGTTAACAAGCGTTTTGGCTCTATGGGCTTTTTAAGGTGAGGCGCCATAGAAGTAGCAACCGCCCAGCGCATAAGTTCCCACTGGTTCCTATACTCTTGCGTCTGCGCCTCACGCATGCCCTCAAGTTTTAACCGCCAAAAGTGGGGCGTGCATTTCCAAAACTCGGCCTCACTTAGCCCAAGTTCTCCATAACTAATGCGCTCAATTTTGCGCCAAGTAAGCGGGGCGCTGTCGCCCTTGGCTGTTACTTTCCCTCTGGCTCGTCGCTAGAAAAGAAGTCAGTAACCGCAGCAGTAAACGCGTCAAGTGCAGGGGCTAACTCGGAAAACTTCCGAATAGCAGCGCCTAATTTGTCAACAGTTTTAAACGGCGTTTTTTCGCCCTTGGCTTCGTAGCCTTCTAGAATGCCGTAAAATGCGCAGGATAGTGCAAAGTCCATAGACTTGGCTAGGTCCTTTTGCATGTTTAAATCTGCAAAGTTCTCCATGCCAGCCAACTGCATTACATTTTTAAGGCTGTTCATGTTAAATAAAAGGGGATGACTAGCACCCCCTATTTTAATTTCTGTGGTCATGGCCACAAATATAGTAAAACAATTATTAAACTGTGCCAACAGTCAATGCGCCAGTACCTTGCAATGTGCCAGTAAAAGTCGCTTTGTCGTTATTGGGGGCGCTCAATGACAAGCTGCTAAAGAAAGCAGAGCCAGTCATTTTTTGGTCGCCGCTGCTGTTAGTAGTCATTACAACAGTTACAGAAGTACCCGCTAACAAGTCGGCTAGGATGTCTTTAAAAGATTGGCCCTGTGTGCTTACACTTGCGTCCTCTTCAAAAATTCCCTCCACATTTAAAGTGTAGCCGTACTCGCCTGCGATGAATTCCTTTGCGCCTGCGCTGTCTTTGTTAGTAACATCAATCATGTCTTTTGTAATGTCGATGCTGTGAGATGTCGCGTTAGCGATTTTAGTCAATGTGCCGCTAACATCTTTATAGATGCTAATAAGCGTGCCGTTTACTAGTCCAGTAGTTGCCATGGTTATTTATATATTAAGTTATTTTTCTTTGCTAAGTCGCGCAGCATTGAGTCTACGCCTTTAATTACTTCGTCCGTTACATTAGACGCGTTTCTGTCTAGGGCTGGGCGCATGAATGGGCGAGGCGCTAGGCTTCCCGTATAGCGTCCGTTTGACTGAATGCGGGGCGCTGTGCCATATTCAAACATTACGCCGAGGTAGTTGTTATAGTATTCTTTACGCAAGCCTATTAAAGTCTTGTCTAGGTTCGTGCTGTCTTTGGTAGTAATAAAACCAATGGAGTCGCGCAAGTCGCCCGTGTTAACTGGCACTAAACTTTTCGCCGTTGCTATAATGGGCTCAGCACTTTTGCGCAGCAACTTCTGCAACTTAGGGCTTTTAATGTCTACACCAATAGCCTCTAGCGCGTTAATTACTTCGCTCATTCCCTCTATGTTTTTGTCGCTAGCCATTACAGTGTAACTTCGGTTTGTAGTTTCAAATATAGGTTGCGCTGTAAATTTGCTATGTTAACAATGTTATGGGCTAT